GGAAAATCGCCGGGGTTGGTATGCCTTCCGTCGCTTCGGCCCCTAGTTGGACCTTGTGGAAGGCTCGCTCGCCAGTGTTCAACGGGATTTGCTATTCCCTCTCGTACAGCCCGCTCGCGGCGAGCCGCGACACGAAGTCATTATACTCGGCCTTGAAACCCTTCGCTCCGGGTTTGATCCGCTTGCGCACGTACACCAGCCGCTTCAAATCCGCCTCTGTAAGGTCCCGCGCCGGGACGCCCTGCTTGTGTGCGCGCTTGCTCCGGTCAAACCGGAGGACGACCGCAGACGACGCCACGGGAGCGCCTTCCGGGGCGGGGACGGGCACGGATGGCTCTGCCGCCGCAGACGGGCTCTCTTGGCCGTCGTCGGGGCTTCCCGTGGACGCGGGCGGGTCTACACCCATCGCGGCCCCGGCTGGTTGTTCAGATTGAGCCTCTCCCACGCGCTCACTTGCACTCTCAGCCATACCTTTTCCTCGTCTCCTTCGACTGCGAACCCTTTGATGAGCGCACTGTTACACGTGCCCCCGAGCATGCTGTTGTTGTGGATGGCGGTGAGCAGACGCCCATAGAACGGGCTCGCGTCGATTTGCGCCTGGGCCACGTCTGCCCGGTCAAGGTACAGCCGACAGGTAAGATTCCAGTCGATCTCGGTGACCGTCGCGCTGCCGTCCCGGACGATGGGAGCGCCGGGCATCTCGACCGTCCACGTGAAAGGCTCGAGCCTTCCGCCCGCCGGGATCGGGGCGATGACCACGCCGCCCGGGAACGTGATCCCGGACGTGCCACACCCGAACGCCATCTCGATTCCCTCGACTGCGGACAGTCCGAGATAGGCCAGAGCATCGACGATCTTCTCGGGAGTAAAGACATCGGTCATTCCGCCCGCCATTTGAGCGCCCGGAGCATCGTCGCCTCGACCTGCGAGCGCGACTGCTGGTAGGCGTTCTCAAAGACGCGCAGCGGGGGAGTCTTGGACGAATACCCGCGCTTGCCGATGGCCCGGGCGATGAGGAATGCGAGCGACCGGACGCGCGACTCCTGCGACACCGCCGACAGAGTGCCCGTCGTGCGCCGCTGCCCCGCCGCGTTGTAGCCGATGTTCGACGACACGGACGACCCGATCTCGGGCTTGCGCGCGATCCATCGGGCGATAGCGTCGATCGGGGGCTGCTTGCCAGACATCGACGCCCATCCGTACGACAGCGGGCGAGCCTCCGGGACCTCTGCCGAGTTGACGCCGATGCGGGCGGTCTGGTTCAGCCCCGAGCCCGTGACCTCGACGTGTATCTGCTGCTCGAAGTGGCCGGTGAAGTGGTGCGGGCGGACGATCTCGCGCGCCTTGGCCGCGATGATCTGGCCGGACTTGGAAAGCCCCGTGTGCAGTCCCGCTTCGAGGTTGGCCGGGTCGAGTTGCTTCAAGAGCGCCGTCAACTGCGCGCTGTTCACATTCACCCTGATCAGCGTCATCGGAGGAACCCGCCGCCCATCGAGTAGTCGGTGCACAGTTGCTTCACCTTGGACGTGAACGCCCGGGCGACTGTGACCGAGCCGAACGGGGTGAGCCCCAAGCGGTCGTCGTTGCCCACCCGGTCCGCGAGGTACGACCGGATGACCTCGATGATGGTCGCTTCGCGGGCGTCCACCGGGACGGCGACTCCGTACCCCCACTTGGCCGTAACCGCGACGAGTTGGCCCGCCGCCCACGGCCCCTGCCGGGAGGTTAGCCCGATGATGGGCAGTCCGGACAGCGGTTCGAGCAGATAGTCCCCCGGGGCGGTGAGCACGTCCTGTTCCGCGCCGTCCAGATTGAGCAGCGCAACCCGGGTGATCTCGATGCAGTCGTCGATCGGGAGGAACACGCCGCCCCTCCCGACAGACTGCCGGACCGACGCCATCGTGTCCGCGACGAACGACCAATCGCCCCGGATGCCGCGCCCGATCTTGACCATCCGCTCGATGTCGGCGGAGATTTCGGTGACCTTGGCCGCGATGACAGCGTCGAACGAATCGGACATCTTGGGGACGTCGCCCCCGAGCCGAGTCTTGACTTCGTCTGCCGTCGCGAGGTCGGTCATTCTGCGGGTTCGGGCTCCGTGTCGTCCACTTCGTCGGCGTCGTCACCGGGCTCGTCCGACTCGTCGCCGCCGAGCGCCGCGATCAACGCCTCTTTGCTCTGATTGGCCGGGATGCCCGCCGCCTTCGCTGCGGCTTGCAGATCGGCATACGAGACGTCCTCTCCGAGCCCCGACGATGCCCCTTCCTTGCCGTTTGCGTCGTCAGACGTATCCGTGGGGGTATTCGCGTCTTCGTCGTCCTCTTCGGTCGCCGGGAGTTCGCTCCCGTACCATCGATTGATTGCCACCTGCGTGACCTCCTGCTAAGTGTAGAGCGGACCGGGCAGGGAACCCAACTAGCCCACCCGGTCCGCTCTGTGTTGCCCGACGTCTGGGGCTACGCCGAGACTAGGAAGCGACCCCGTCGCGGATGCCGACAATCGTGCCGCATCCAGCCGGGAAATACGCCTTCAAGCAACCCGCTGCGTACACGCCGAACTCGAACTTTCGGGCGACCTGCGCCCAATCGTACTGCGTGTACTCCCGACGCATGTCGATCTCGAACGGGTTCGGGACGTTCGTGCGCGGGAACGGCAGACGCTCTGAAATCGCGATGATCGTGCCCGGGGCGAGATACGGGTGAATCTCGATCGGGATGATCCGGGGAGCGGTGAACTTGTTGCGGTAGGAGTCCGCCACGAGTCCGCCCGTGACAGTGCCGTCCGCATTCACCTGCTGAACCCAACGGGTCGTGCCAGCAGCGTTGCCGCCCTGAACGATGGCCGTCGCGATGTTCTGTGCTTCCTGTGCGTTGACGATCAGAGCCGTTGGCCCGATGCGCCAGTGGTCCCACAGGTAGCGCAGCATGGCGTCGATCTCGGGGACGCCGTTGGCGTTGTCCGACGAGAGTTGAGCGCCCTGCATGTCGTGGAAATAGGCACCGTTGCCGGTGTACTGCGAGATCGCCGACGCCTCGATCTGCGGAATCAGCCCGTCGTATGACAGGGCGTCTGCCGTCTGATCTGCGAGGTTCGGGGTGTGGCCCGAGCCCGGCAGCGCCGCGAGCACCGTCGAGTCGATGATGATCGACGTCTGTGCCGTGGTGAACGCGTAGTACAGCGTCCCGGAGTGTGTGCCGATGAACACGTTGTACGCGACCGCGCCGCGAACCGCGCCCCACGACAGGACAACCGACGTCTTGCCGGAGCCCGTGGTGAACGTGGTCAGGGTGCGACCGTCTGTCTCGTCCGAAGCATCGACGCCGCCCGTGCGACCTGTGGCCGCGTTGAGGTAGCCGTACGACGTCAGAGCCGAAACCGCGAAATCGTACGCCGTGGATGCCGTGAACGGACCTGCCGCGCTGCTGTCCGCCGCGCCGTATGGCGTGGTCATGGCTGCTGGCTTGCCGATCGCTTGGACGTTGCCGCCGAGGATGATCTTCTCTTCCTCGACCATGGTCGCCGCGAGCAGGTTGGCCGTGGCCTCTGCCCGGATGTCCATGAAGCCCGCCGCCGCATCGACCGCGTCGAACGTCACGAAGTCGTCCAGTCCGAACGTCTTGTACGCCTGTGAATGATCGACCTCTGCCGTCGAAACGACCGAGTTGCGGTTGCCTTCCGCGACCCCGGCCTTGATAGCCGTGGTGTTGATGCCCGTGATGGCGCGCCACTGGACCGCCGTCGAACCCGTCGCAGCGCCCTTCCGGGGAAACCGGTTGCGCAGCGGGGACAGGACGGGGAACAGGTTCTTCGCTGGTGCTTCGAGGTTGATACCGACGAGTCCCGTGGCCGTCGAAATGCCTTGGGTCGTCGCCTTGGCCAGCGGCAGATCAGCCGGGACCACGCCCTTGCTGAATGCGCGCTGGATGGCCTGAATGGTCTGTGCCGAACGCGGATCGTCCGACGCTCCCTGTGGGAGCACGAGTTGTCTAGCCAATTGAGGCTACCTTCCCTGCTGCTGTTGCCTAATGGACTCGGCAGCGGCGAACTTCCCGAGCGCTTCTTTTGCGATCGGGTCGCTCATACCCTGAACCGCCTTCGCGAGGATGGCGTCTTGGGTCATGTCAGCCGCATCGCTGCCAAAGCGACTGAGATCGGGGACTGCCAGTGGACCACCGCTCATCGGCTGCGCCGCAATCGTCTTTGCGAGGTCCTCCTTTGCAGCGCTGAGCGCTTCGAGAACCTCCGCCTTCACGAGTACGAGATCAGCCTGGGTGACCGTTCCGCCCACCTTGGCCATGAGATCGTCAATAGCCCCTGCCGCCTTTTCCAGAGGATCAACTCCGGCAGCGTCAGGAGGGACCACCGCCGGAGTCTTATCGGCGAGCGCCGCGACCTTTGCCAGCGTCTTCCGGTTAAACCGGGCTCGCTTCTGCAACTTGGTCACTTTGCGCTGCACCTTGCGCGCCTCCGCCTTGCGGAGCGACTTGATCTGCGCCGCCATCTCGACGAGGTCGCTGTCCGACGCGTCGGCGTCCATGAGCGGCTCGGGCTCCATCTCGCCGTCCTCTTCATCGTCGGCGGGTTCGCCTTCTGCGGCCTCTGCGGACATCACCTTCATGGCGGTGTTGAGCAGACCTTGGAGGTCGCCCACGCCTTCGGTGTCGCCCTCTTCGGCCTCTTCCGCGATGGCGCACGTGATCTCTTCAATCGCGGCGAGTAGATGCTTGACGGTCTTATTGCCGCCCTTCGCGAGCGTGTCCATCTTGGCAAGGACCGCGCCCATCCGCTTTTTCGCGGACTTGGCCGATTTCTTGGCCTTGGACGTCTTGTTCCCGGGCGGGAATGGCGGTCCGCCCGCTGCCTGATCCTGTGCTTCGCCCTGCTGCTTCTCCGGGTTGTCGCCCGTGTCGTCGTCGCCCTTCGGCGGGAACGGGTTGTCGGCCTTGGCAATCGGCTCGACCGCTGTCTTCTCGGACTTTGCCACCGGTTCGGTCTCCTTCTGCGGCTCGTCCGCTGTGTAGTCGCGCTTGGCCAGAGTGAATACGGCCTCCGGGTTGGACGGTCGATCGACGTACGACGTCTCGCCCCACCACAGTTTCGTTAGACGACGGACCGATTTGCCGCCCTGCTTCTCCATGTTCCACGCGAGTTTCCGCCCGCCGATGGAGTAGCCCTTGTACACGCCCGTCAGGATTTTCTTGACCACGCCTGGGTCAACCGCATGGGACCGCCCGACGATCCGCTTGTTGTCGTCGTCAAAGTCGAGGTTCAGCATCGTGCCCGACGCGGTGTGCGGGTCGTGCATCTCGCGCATGTTGGCGAACTGCATGTAGTCGGTGGATGCGGCCTTGATCGCCTCGTAGTCCACGACCTCGTCTTCGGTGTCTACGGCCTCCGACGTGACCGGACCTTCGACGATGACTGTCCCGTCGGCCTGTGATTCTACCTTGGCAAACGGGACGAAATAGCGGAACTCGTCAGACACGGACGACGCCTAACACGATCAGCAGGACGAGCGCGATGGACAGGACGAACACCACCCACGCGACGAGGTTCTGGCCCTTCGACTGCATGAGGAAATAGCCCGACACGACCGCGAGCACGAAACCCGCGAGCACCGCGACGAGGTTGGCTGTGCTCATTGTTTGGGAGCGCTAGCCGAAACCGTCGCGGGTGAGTAGACGAACTGCCGGATGACTAGGCCCGCGATCACCGGGGTGACGCTAATCACGAGGTTTAGCAGGTTGAGCCCGCCCGCGCTCGTGACGATGCCCGATGCCAACACCTGCTGTGCGACGAGTACGACGATTGTCGCGATCAGCCCGATGATAGCCGCCGGTTCTTTCTGGAACGCGCCCATTCATACCTCCCTCTTGGTGGGACGCAGTCTAACACAGGCTGATATGCCGCTGCAAGATACAGCGACACCCGGGCGATCCTCCTACGCCCGGGTGTCGTGCTTAGCGGTTATTCTGGATGTGAGAGATGATCGACGGGTCGAACCGCTCCTGCACCTTGACGACGACCTCGTAGCCGCCCTCCATCGGCTCGGCGAACATGACGTCCCCGAACTGCCGAGTTGGGTACAGCCGCTTCGCGAGCAGGGGAGCGACGATGAGCGCTACCTCTTCGTCGTCCGTGACCACGAGGACGGACACCGCCTCCGGCGTCTCGTCGTGCGTGGGCATCTGCTGCTGGACGGCTTGCTGAATGTCAGTCATTGGAGTGGTCGCCCGAGTGCAGGAGCGGGAACGTGCAGCGGTCGCCGGTCCAGCCGGAGCCGCAATCGGTGGACCAGTGCCAGACCGTCGCGGCCTCGCGCTGCTCGGCTGCCTCGACGCACTCCTTGCGCGATGCCAACTGATCGACCACGATGCGACCGTCGCCGTATGCAGCGGACGTGTACAGGTCCCAATCGCGCCCGGCGAACCCGGCCTCGTTGCGGATTGCCTCGTAAGCCACGCCCTTGACGTTGAACTCGTACTGGCCGCTTGCGTTCTTCTTGAAGTTCGTCATTTCTCGTTCTCCTTCGTCAGCCGGGGGACCGCCCCGATCTGTTGACACTATTAAATCACGCCGGGAACGTGCTGTCAATATATCGCGTTGAATCCGCGCACCACCGCAGACGAGCCCCGGGGAGGCGACCCGTGCGGGCGGACGCCCACGGATAGCGGTTCGGGCGTCTATGCCCCTTCCCGGGCGTCGTCTGCGCTTCCCGTGGACAGGTAGTA